GGTTCCATATGGGGTGGGCTTATGAACTACGAAAGACGTATGCTCTTAGGTAAATCAAGCCTCAACTCTTTCAGAGAAGAGGGCTATATGGTTAGGAAAGTAAGGGCTAAAGTTGGTAGAGTATCCTAATGAAAAAGCGAACAGCAGTTGTGAGTGCGGTGGCTGGTGCTCTTCTTGTAGTCTCAGCCCCGCCCTTGATTCCCCCAGTGCTCAAAGAAAAGCCAGTCAAAGAAGAAAGAACTCAGGCAACAATGGCAGAGAAGCGGGCGAATAAAAGCCTTGCCAAGCGGTATGCGTGGGTAGGCTATGGCTGGCGTGGTATGGAATGGAGATGCCTTGATTATATATTTACTAAGGAGAGTCGCTATGACCATCTTGCCAAGAACAGGCAGGGTTCATCAGCATTTGGTATTGGGCAAGTCCTTAAGGAGACTAGCAAAGACCCCGCAATACAAATCCTCCACGCTTACAAGTACATCACCAAGCGATACCAAACCCCCTGTCGTGCTATGAAATATCACTTAAGACATAATCACTACTGATGCTAGACTTACGAGGAGAGCCGATACTTGTCTGCCTATGTGGTAGCAAGATGTGGAACATCACTGTCATATGGGATGAAGACACTCGTGAGGTTGGCTGGTACGACTTAAGACAAGAATGTAAATTGTGCGGGGCTATTGCCACCGCTCCGACACCGATAGATGGAGAGATGTAATGCCGACGTATGAATACAGATGTGAAGAATGTAATGCGTATCAAGAGACGCAGATTCATTTCGAGGTAGGACCTGATTGCCCTGTCTGCTACCGAACTATGAAGCGCGTATGGTCTGCCCCTAGTATCCAGTTCAAGGGCTCAGGATTTTACAAGACGGACAACCGATGAAGAGATTTATTATTGCTATGGCACCAGTGCTAGTGCCGCTTTCTTTTCTATGCGCTTTCGCTATCTTGAACATCACCCTCTACAGTATTCTCCTGCTTGTTGGGTAAGTCATAATCAGGGAATGGCTTGAAGCCACCAAGTTTCCTGATTAGTTTATTAAGACTACGCTTGTAGCGCATACGAGCAGCATCATCAGTTCCAAGACTTAAGAAGTTAGCAACTTCCTTGAAGTCCATAGCCTCAGCGTGACGCATAAACAAAATCTTCCTATCATCTTTGCTTAGTTTCCAGTAAGCATAATCAATCTCTATCATCATAGCGATGAGGTTGCCGCCCTCAGAGGGCGCAGAAGGATGCGATACCCGACCAAGATTTAATTTGTGTGCGTTGTTAAACTCACCTCTTAAGACAAGAGGCAACAGGGATTCGACCACTTCAGGGGCATAGTAATACAGGTCAGCAACATCATAGCCAATAGTCTTAGCCTTCCATTTCTGGCAATAGTCCAATGCTTGATTACGTAGGCTACGATAAATTAGATTCTTGGCATCTCGTTCTCCGATTGCTTCCCACTCATCTAACTTATTAGGGTGCTCAACAAACCATTGATACAGACTTTGTCTTAAGTCTTCAATCTCTACCATATCAAACTTGCGGGAGTACTCAAGTGCCACACTATCCACAACATAGTCCCACTTAGCGATGCGTTCCCAGTTCATAGTATCTTTGTTCCCCATTGTACGTTGAGCAAGCCAATCTTCTTGACTCGGTTGTTGGTGTTGGCAAACTCAGTGGTGGTAGGTAGCCACTTGTCTTGCCACTTCATATCTAATTCATTCTTAAGTATGGAATCAAGGTCAAAAAAATATACCCCTTGCGGGGTGTAGTTTACATAGCAAGGCGTGTAAGATAACTTGCCTGCTTCGGTAACAAGGAAATCAAACTTGTACTTCTCGATAAGCAACTCATCATAGTGAGTCTTTCGTGACTTAAGTTCTATGAATAACTTGTGCTTATCAGACTGACAATCAAAGCCGTCGAACTCAGACTCTGACTTGAGTAGGTCAGGATAAAAGTTTTCCTTCAACCACTCAAAGAGTTCTGGTTCTCTCACTTCTCACTGTCCCATTGTTGTCTTAAGACTAACAGACCTATGATTGCGTAGTTTGCCATATCCTTAAATGAGTCTTCAAGCGATTCGTATTGTGGGTTCTCGACCCCTTTGTCGACGAGGTTATTAATACGCGCCAACTTATCGTGCATACGCACTCGTAGTCCATTGACAGGACCACCTGGTGATTGAGATATATTCTTCGGACCGTAATCAAGATGCTTCTTGATGAGCAGTTCCTGGAGTTCATTGAATGTACTTTCTACGTCCTTGAAGAAAGCAGAGGAATAGATAGGGTGACGGTTAGTATCCCGCTCTGAGATGTGAGAGAGGTAATCTTGTACCCCATTCTCTCTAAGTGGTCTGTAATCTGCCATACTTCCTCACGCTCCGCTTTCGTCATTGTCATCAGGTGTGCTCTCCTCTAATAGTTTCTTAAGACTTGATTCAAACTTCAACATCTCGGAACCTACCACAACTTCCTCGATGAGTTCGTCCAAAGCCTCACTACCAGATTCAGCAGCATAAAGTGTAACATATGTAGATTGAGTTATTTGTCTGATTTGTTCTGGTTGTTCGGCGTGTTCAAAAAGAAATCTTAGTAGGCTACCGACCATCAACCTTACCCCATTGGGTAATATTATTGCGGGGTCAAACTCATCTCCGTCCTCAAGGTGGTGGTCTACCATCTCGAAGGCATTGTCAAAGTGAATTCCGCAGCCATCACAATACAGTTCTTCTTCATCCATTATAGAATTTTCGCTCTGATTGCTTCCGCCCCGTGAGAAATATAGAACGAGTTAACGTCTTCCCCGTCGGGGAATCCAACGACAGTAACTGGTAGTTCTCTTGCAAGTGAGGAGGCAAACTCTTTACCTGGTTGGTCCCCGTCCGCGAAGACAAAGACTCTTTCGAAATCGGCAAGGAGTCTCGTGTAATGTTTCTTCCAACTATTAGCCCCTGGCACACCAACACAAGGAATACCGACGCAGGCAGACATAGTAAGAGTATCCAACTCACCCTCACAAACACCAATGTAATCACCTGCCCGCTCAATATCAAGAACATTATACATTTTAGTGTCAGCCCCAGTGAGTCCCATATACTTAGGCTCCACCGCAGGATTGAGCGAGCGGAAACGTAAATCGACAACGCCAGTCTTAGTAACATAAGGGATACTCAACCTTCCTTGATAAGCCTCGTGCCCTACCTCAGCCTCGACGACTACGCCTAATCGCGCCAGCCGTGCTGTCTCTATTGGAATACCCCTGCTTCTTAGGTAGTCTTCCGCCAGATGAATATTTGCGCTGTACTTCTCCGCTGCTTTCCCCAACAATTCTTTCTGCAATACGCTTTGCTTCATTGATACTCACATTCTCCTGTCTTGCGATAATTTGTAAACTGTTTCCTTGAACTCCGCAGGCGAAACAGATGAAGATATTCTTCTCGAGGTTAGCAGTTCCACTCTGATGAGTGTCTCCGTGAAATGGACAACGGAGATTGACTTGCCCTGTGCCTGCTCGTAGGTTCGCACCGTAGTGGATGAGTACGTCTCTGATACTTGGTAGGTCACTCACTGTCCCACTCTCTCCTGAATCCACTGGTCTAGGTCTTGTATGACCCAAGCCTTGTCGACGCTATGGTTGCGTCGCTTTACTATAACAAATGCTGGTGGAACTGTCTCAAGATTTCTAGCCTTGGCATAGTTCTTAGCCTCAACCTTAGCCTCTTCCCAGAACTTAGGCAAGTCCATCTTCTTTATATTCTTAAGTTCGAAGATGTAGGTCTTGCCACCGACTATGGTTACGAGGTCCCCTTCGTCGTTAGTCCCAGCCTTAGTGAGTCGCTCTATCCAAAGTCCGATACCTCTGAAGAACTTTAACAAGTCAGTCTCCCACTTAGAACCTTTGCGACCATTAGGGTTAGCCATTATACCAATGCCTTTCCAATGTGTTCCGCATCGCAAACAAAGCGTACCCCATAGCCATAATCTTTTTCGTAGCATACTTTCATAAAGTCCTCACGAGATATTGCTCCCCATATTTTGAATCGGGAATCAATATGAGGTTGAGTTCTGTCACCAATTAAGGTAACCAACACAGCATAGTCAGCAGTAAACAAGTCTAGTGAGTTGAAGATAAGTTTATCTAGCGTTGATGTCTTAACCTGAACTGTCTTGCCATTGATGACTAGGTCATAGCCTTCATCTCCACCTGTAAGAACCCTGTCATCAACGGGCACAGAGTAGAACTTAGCCACAGCCTTCTCGCCAAGGTGACCCATAAAGTTCACAGCCCACGAGGTATTCTTCGCGTCGAACTTTTTATCAGTTACCTTGTGGTCAACCTTATCTTCACGCATACGGTTAACAAAGTTAAGCGCATCAGTAATCTCTTCAGGACTTAAGACAACTTCCATTACGAAGCACTCTTATCCTTCATTAGGATTCTAATTGCCCAGTCCAGTCCATCGTGCACACCTTGTGTGTACTCATCTTTGATGGGGACCTTAGCATCTTCAATCTTCTGTATGAACTTACTAACTTGCTTAGCAACCTCAGCGTAAGCAATCTCTTTAGCGTGAATCTCTAAGTAATCGTCGTCCATTATTTCTCCTATGCGTTTTCGGGGATGTCTTCTATGTACATAAACTCAGGATTAAATGCTAGCCACGCGTTGAGATTCGCGTTAGCATCCGCTCTACCATACCTGTTTTTGACTGGTGCAACTGCCATAGCAGTTCCGACGACTCCGAGAGTACAGATAAGCGCAGGGAGTTGAGCCACCTTTCCTTGGAGTCCCGACCTTGGTTGGCAAGGTTTGCCTTCCACAGCCTCCGACGTATGATGTAATACGATAATCGCAGTATTAGTCGCTCGAGCAAGGAACTTCAACTCCTTCATAATTGCTCTCATAGAAGCGAACTCTTCGCCTCCATCAGTAGCAATATCCATTAGGTTGTCAACAAAGATAGCAACAGGTGGGCAACCCCACAGTTCTTCAAATGCCTGCACCTCTTCGTCAATATCTTGAAGGCTAGGGCTAGACTCAAATGACCAGACGATATGGCTGCCCTTTGCAAGGGTCGCCTTAGTCCAGCCAATATCATTCTGCAGTAGATGCTCAACGTCAGTCTGATTCTTACCGCTAATCATTGACGCAAGGCGCATAGCCATTGTGTGTGCGTTGGTATCTGCTGAGATATACAGTGTAGGAACTTTCATCTTAAGTGCTAAAGCCAAGGCTAGTGTTGACTTACCTACACCTGGAGTTCCTGCCATCATAGAGACTTCTGCTCTACGGAATATAATCTTATTAGATTCAAATGCTTTGAATACAGAGGGCAACGGTTCGCCCCCGATGTCAGTTCTACCAACTGACCTTACGAGTGTTTTCATTATGCTCCTGTCTTAAGGTGAAACCACCCACTACCTTCCCCGAATAGTGAGTGGTTCCATTGTCCCCGATAAGTAGTTAGTTAACGGGCTTGCACTGGTCTGCACCCTGTGGTTGAGGGCAAGACCAGAACGCGTATGGTTGTCCTGTCTTCTTACTTACGCCACTTCGGAACACTCGCGGTCCGTGAATACAGGTAGGGGACTGAGCCTTTGCCTGGTCTGGAATTGAGGAGACTGGTGGCGTTGTGACGGGAGTTGAAGCGGGCGTCGCTAAAGGGAGTGTGTTGTACGCTGCCGTAACCATCTTCGCAGCTGCTGCGATTTGAGTTGAGTAGTCGGACACACCTTCGAGCAATACGCTGAGTTCGTCAGCAGTATTAGCACGAACGTTAATCATATCTCCTGCAGGAGTCTTGTAAGAAACCTGTAGTTTCCAATCGTCGTTGTTCATTATTTCTCTTTCGTAAATTGGCAGTGTTCTGTGAGTCCACAGTAACTGCAACTGGATAGGTTAGGTAGAAATATACCAGCCTGCCGTGCCTT